GTCTGATGGAACCCTATATAGGTAAGTACTTCTCTGTTGAGTATATTCGTAAGCAAGTTCTTCATTTTACTGATGAAGAAATTGAAGAAATGGACGTACAAATTGAGAACGAAAAGAAACTCGGGATCATTCAAGACCCCATGGAAATGATGGGTCAAATGGGCGGTGAACAACCTCCTGCAGCTGGGGGTGGTGCGGAAGGAGAAGCAGGATCTGATTTAGATAGTGCTTTTGCCGCGGCAATTTCTCCTTCCGACTACAATAAAGGCAATATTTGATAAATAATAAAAAACCAAGGTTATTATGACTACTGTATCCCGAGAAATCGTTGACGCGATTTTAAGCAAAGATAACATCAATGCTAACGAAAAAATTTATGATGCTCTTTACGGAAAGAGTTCGTAAGAACTTCAAGCACGTAAAGTGCAAATTGCAAAACACTTCTTTGATCCTGAGAGTGTAAACGATCAGGGAACCGAAGTAAATCTAAATGATGAAGACTCAGAAGATCCCGAAGAGACATCAGAACAATGAAACTTATCTCAGAAGAAATTGTAGACGTTAAATTTATCACCGAAGATTCAGAAGGCGGTAAGAAGTCACACTTTATTGAAGGTGTTTTCCTACAGTCTGACATCAGGAATCGTAACGGTAGAATGTATCCTTTCGATACCCTAAATCGTGAAGTTGGTAAGTACAACGAAAACTATATTCAGAGAGGTAGGGCTTTGGGTGAGTTGGGTCATCCCGATGGTCCAACCATCAATCTAGATCGTGTTTCGCATAAGATTGTTTCCCTTAGATCTGAAGGTAAAAACTTCATTGGTAAGGCAAAGATTCTTGAAACACCTATGGGTAGAATCGCAAAGAATCTACTCGACGAGGGTGTAAAACTCGGAGTTTCTTCAAGAGGACTTGGTTCTATTGAAAGAAAGGGCGATACTAATGTCGTCAAAGACGATTTTATGCTTTCTACTGCTGCTGATATTGTGGCAGATCCTTCGGCACCCGATGCATTTGTTGAGGGTATTATGGAGGGAGTGGAGTGGATTTGGTCCAACGGAGTTTGGCAAGAAGCACAACTCGCACAGGCGAAATCATATTTAAATAATTCTCCGCAACATGAGCTCGTAGAAAGACAACTAAAAGTCTTTGAAAGTCTTCTACGTAACATCCAACTTTAATAAATATTATTAGAAAATACCATTTTCTTTAGAGGGAAAACCATGTCCGATAAAATTACTGAACTAGAAGAGCAGCAGGTTACTGCGGGTGCAAAACCTGGTGATCCTATGCCAAAGATTGTTAACACTGTTCCAGGTCAGACTGGTTCTGCTGAAGATCTTGGCGGTCCACTAACTAAGCCTTCACCTGATACCGAAGAAACTCCTGGTAAGAAAGTTTCCGCAAAGGCATCGAAACTTTCTAACGTTGTCACCAAGGGTGCTGGTGCTCCTGATGCAATGCCTAAACTCCAAGGTTCCGCACCTGGTCAGGCTGGAATGAAGGAGAGTGAGGAAGTAGACGCTGAAATGTCAATCGACGTTAAGGATGACGTAGAAGCACTTCTTCGCGGTGAAGAGTTTTCAGAAGAGTTCAAGTTCAAAGCAGCAACAATCTTTGAAGCCGCTGTTAAGGCAAAGGTTGTTGAAGAAGTAGAGAAACTTGAGAAAGTTTACGAGGAGAGACTCAACGAAGAAATCGAAGAGATCAAAGAATCTCTAGAAACCAAAGTTGAAGCTCATCTCGATTACGTAACCGAACAGTGGGTTGGTGAGAACCAACTTGCTATTGACAACGGTCTACGTAGTGAGTTGACTGAAGAGTTCATTCTTGGTCTCAAGAATCTCTTCGAACAACATTATGTAGATATCCCAGAAGATAAGTATGATATTCTCGCCGATATGGCAGAGAGACTAGATCAAATGGAAGAGAAACTCAACGAGCAAATCGACGTAAATGTTGAGCTCAATCAGACAGTCGGAACCTATATTAAAAATGGAATTGTTGCAGAAATTTCCGAAGGTCTCGCTCAAACACAAAAAGAAAAGCTTGCCTCTCTCGCAGAAGGTGTTGAGTTCGTTAGTGAAGAATCTTATCGTGAAAAGATCGAAACGATCAAAGAAAATTATTTCCCCAGAACACAAGCATCTTCTACGGAAGATCTTGTAGAGAAGACTCAAGTCATCTCTGAAGAGGGTCCAATGGCTGCATATGCAGCTGCACTAGAAAGATGGTCTAAGTGACATCTTCTATAAATATTAACAGATTCTAACATAACAAACATCAGGAGAATCAATCCAATGTATAATTCCGAACACCTTCAAGAGAAGTGGGCTCCTATTCTTGAGTCCAATGCTCTTGAGTCAATCAAAGATCCCCACAGACGTGCAGTTACTGCCGTTCTTCTAGAGAACCAAGAGCGTTTCCTCCGCGAAGAGCGTGGAATGCTTTCCGAAGCACCTTCTTCACCAACCATGTCGGCTGGTACAGGTGGATTCACAGGTTCAGGTTCTAACCCACCTGTTGCTGGTTTTGACCCCGTTCTAATCTCACTCATCCGCCGTTCAATGCCAAAACTAATGGCATATGACATCTGCGGTGTTCAACCAATGAGTGGTCCTACTGGACTTATCTTCGCAATGCGTTCGCACCGTGGTGCTGACCGTGACGGTAACGGTGCAACTCCAAACGTATTCACCAACGAAGCGTTCTACAACGAGACTCCTTCTGGTTTCTCTGCTGCTGGTGGTACTTACAGTGCTGCAACTGGTGAAGGTGCAACCAACCCTTCAGTTCTAAACCCTGCTTCAGGTGGTTCCGCTGGTGACTACGCTGCAGTTGCTGGTATGAACACCACTGCTCTTGAGCAACTCGGTTCTGATCCTGCTGCTGCTTTCCGCGAGATGTCATTCTCGATCGAGAAAGTTGCTGTTGAAGCAAAGGGTCGTGCGCTCAAGGCTGAGTACTCACTAGAACTCGCTCAAGACCTCAAGGCAATCCATGGTCTTGATGCAGAAGCAGAACTCGCCAACATTCTTTCGGCTGAAGTTCTTGCTGAGATCAACCGTGAAGTAGTTCGTACCATCTACGTAACTGCAAAACCAGGTGCTCAGAACAACGTTGCAAACGCTGGTCAGTTTGACCTCGACGTTGACTCCAACGGTCGTTGGATGGCAGAGAAGTTCAAGGGTCTTATCTATCAGATCGAAAGAGATGCAAACGCAATCGGTCATGAGACTCGTAGAGGGAAGGGCAACTTCATCGTCTGTTCTGCAGACGTTGCAAGTGCTCTAGGTATGGCAGGTGTACTTGAGTACACTCCTGCTCTCGGTGGTAACGCTGGTCTTGCTGGTGTTGATGATACCGAGTCAACCCTCGTTGGTACACTCAACGGTAGAATCAAGGTCTATGTTGATCCTTATTCTGCTAACGTTGCAGATGACCACTTCTATGTCATGGGTTATAAGGGTACTTCTGCTTATGATGCAGGTCTCTTCTACTGCCCATACGTTCCTCTCCAGATGGTTCGTTCAATCGGTCAGGACACCTTCCAGCCCAAGATTGGATTCAAGACCCGCTACGGCATGGTTGCGAACCCATTCTCACGTGGCACCACTCAGTCAAGCAACGCTCTCGTTGCAAACAGCAACGTTTACTACAGAAGAGTTGCTGTTAAGAACCTCATGTGATCATTT